TTTAGAAAGAAAAAATTCTGTAGATGCAGAAACATTTTATCATTTCTATGAATCTAAAGATTGGAAAATAGGAAAGAACAAAATGAAAAGTTGGAAAAGCTGCATAATTACGTGGGAAAAAAGCAGAAACAATAATACTAACGATAGAACTACATCACATAGACACGAGAAAGGTCAAGATTATGGAGATGGTTCTTTTTAAAAACTAAAACAATGAGAACAATAGAAGATACATTTAAGATAGAAAATTTCCTACAACCTAAGATGTACAATAGGTATAAGCTAGGTACTAAAGAAGAATTGAAAGAAATGTTTATTAAAGCATTTAAGCATTACGATAGAACGATTGATGTTTATAAGCACCTTCCTGAGTATGATGAGATAATAGATTGGTTATCAGACACGAAAGGAAGGGGTTTAATGCTAATGGGTGAGTGTGGATTAGGGAAGTCTACAATACTAAACTATGTTATACCTGCAATCTTTAGGACGAAAACAAATAAGAGTATGAAAAGTATACCAGCTAAAGAACTTGGTGCTATAGAGAGAAGTGATGCTTCTTTTATTATAATTGATGACTTAGGAACTGAGAGTATTAAGAATGATTATGGAACTAAGATAGATGCAGTTTCAGATGCAATCTCTTATGCAGAGGATAGTTCAAAGACTTTACTAATAACAACTAATTTAGCATCAAAAGCATTAAAAGAAAGGTATGATGATAGGACTTTAGATAGGCTAAGGAAGTGTAAGGTGGTGGTTATCAAGGGTAAAAGTTTTAGGAACTAATTAGTATAAAATTGAATTATTTTTATATATTTGTACAATGAAAAACACAGAGGAAGAAAAGATTGAGAAGTTCAAAGTGCCAGAAGTTATTAATTCTGACTTAACATACTATATGCAGTTTGGATGGAAAAGACTTAGAGATTCATCATCTAAAGCTAAATCAGCAAGTAAATTCTTAGGGAATACTTATGAGGATAGATTTCCTATACAGATAGATTAATGACAAATACTCAGTTAAACAACTAATTAAAAAAATATAAGGGTAAGACCTAAAGAGCTTTTAATTTTTCAGTCTGAGTAGTAAAGGGGAGGCTTCAGATTCCTCCCCAATACAATTTAAAAAATAAAATATGAAAGAATCAGAACGAACGTACTCAACTATAAAGAATGTCTTGCGTGGACATATAAAGAATAATGTCAAATCATTATGGACGTGGGCAAATGACGAATTTCGCTGCATCTATAACGACTACTCAGGAGATGAACGGATTTACACTTCCAGTCAATTACTAAAACTTTTAACAAAATGATGTATTTAAGCCTAATAGCAGGAGTAGTACTCTTTATAGCATTTATGCTTATAATAATGAATATTATAGAAAGTAAGATAAGAAGTAAAGCAAATGAAAGAATCCTATGGAAGATAGATAATATGCCAAAGAGAGATAAGGTCGTTACAAGAACAGGAGGACTTGCTCACGATAGAATCTATGATACTATATTGGATGAAGATATTATAATGGATGATATGGAGGTAGACAATAAGAAGAAATGAATATGGTATTTATAATAAAGATATGAGCGAAAAACACAGTAAATATTATTACGAGAAGGGGAGGAATACAAGTACCACTTGGAAAGATGAGGTGGTAGAAGATAAGAGTAAGAAATGGAGTGGAGGAGAAATTAACCCTAAGATGTTGTTAAGTAAGGATGAGTTAGATTACAGTAAAGATAAGATTCCTAACTACTACATTGGTAAGGTGTATGGGTATGAGGCTAGGAAAGTAATAGAGGACTTTGATTTATCCTATAATATCGGTACTGCCACCACATATTTGCTCCGAGCAAAAAGGAAGCACACTACAAGTGTTGAGTGCATACAGAAAGCAATCAATCATCTTGAGTTTGAATTAGATAAGATTAAGAATGAAGAAACCGATATTTAGAGTATTCGTATCGTATGAGATAAAGAATAAAGCTGCTGTAACAAGGAAGGTTACTGTTGGTATATTAGATACATTTGCACTAACCTCTAACATAGAGGAGATAAAGAAAGATACAGAACTGATAGACAGGATATGTTACTTAAATAAAAAGAACCTAAACAAAGTAGACATCACTATAACGAATGTTGATGTTGAATACCAGTACGGAGAAACTACTGATAGGTTTGATGATGAATATTAAATTATGCCAAAGATAAGAAAGATAAAGATAGGTGATAGGAAAGATAGGAGAGGTGGTGGTTACTCAAGAAGAAAGTTTACTGTTGCTGAAGCTGATGCAATAAGACTAGAGTTCAATACTGCTACTGATAAGATAACTATATCTGCTATGGCTAGGAAGTATGAAGTATCACAACCATTAATGTATCAACTACTCAAGGGAACAACCTATACTGATAAGGGGATAGGGGGTACGAAGGGGATAGGGGGTATAGGGGGTATAGGGGATAGGGGATAGGGGGGTATGGCTATGAAACAAGAAGCAAGAGTGCAATCAGCATTTTGCACATACATCAAACTATCTTACCCTGACACAAGGTACTGTGCATCTCTAGGTGGTATAAGAACATCAATGACTCAAGCTATAATGGCTAAGAAGACTGGATATGTTAAAGGCTTTCCTGATATGCAGGTGCTGAAAGTCAATAGCGAGTATGCAGGGCTGTTCTTAGAGATTAAAGCTGATAAGACAGGTTACCCATCCAAAGAGCAGAAACAATGGGTAGCAGACCTTAATGAAGCAGGTTACTTTGCTAAGGTTGTAAAAGGATTGGATGAGTGTATCGCCATTTTGGATTGGTATATGCAAATCAAATAATTTTTTAAATATTTTTATTCTTTAAATTTATTTCTAAAACTTTTTTAAATTTTCTTTTTCTTTTTTTTCAAAAACTTTTTATTTTTTTTTAAAACTTTTTCTCTTTTGAAACTGCTGAAACTGCCGTTGAAACTGCTGTGAAACTGCCGTTGAAACTGCTGAAACTGCTGGGTATAGTGGGTATAAAAAATTAAAAAATTTTTCTTGAATATTCCTATGTGTGCATAGTACTTTTTTCTATATCAAAATAGTTGAGGTAAAAAAATAATATTGATAAAACTTTAAAAAAATATTTATTAAAAATAATTTGCTTTTTGTATTGTTATGTAAAAAATTTTGTTATCACGCGCGCTCTCTATTATTTAAAAAGGAATAACACAAAACCACCAACCAGCCAACCAGCCAGAACCACAAAACCACCAGCCGACCACAAAACCACCACCAACCCACAAAAAAGAGGTAAAAAATGAGCATTAAAAAAACAAGTAATTAAAAAAACTTTCAAAAAAAGTTCTTTTTAACCTAGTAAAACAATATAAAAGTTTTTAACATTGTTTTGCACATTGTAAAATATTATAGTACATTTACAATATCAAAAGGGAAACAAAACCCACTAAAATAAAATTAATTAAAAAGAAAAAATTATGCTAGAAGAAATAAAGGAATTTAGACAATATGTAAATGATTTTTACAACCTCAACGGCGGTATTTATCCAATTGCAACAACTGAAGAAATTAATACAAGTATAATGCTATATTTTTTAACTAATGATATTAAAAAAATTGATTTTGATAGCATTGATAGGGAAAATGTACGAACAATTATAAATAAATAAATTTAACTAAAAACACAAAACAATGAAAAAGATTTTTAACAAACAAAGCATTACAATAAAAGTAAACGCAGTACAAAGCCTTGATAAATGGGAGAGGGGAACAGATAAAGCAAATACAGAACTAAAACACGATAGTTTGCAAATACTTTTAAATTCTCCTAACCCCCTTAGAATTGATTATGATTTTAATGATTCAAATTATAATGAGATAAAAGAACTACAAAACAAAATGCGTTCACTTCTTTGTGATGCTGAATTCTTACTTAAAAACACTAAAAAATAAATAAATAGAGGAGGGCGGTTTGTAGTCTTTTTATGACTGGGCGTCCTCTGATATTTACACACTAACTAAAAAACTTTAAACATGAATACAAAAACACAAACCCCAGAACAAATTGAAGAAAGTAATAAATACATTTTTTTATATTTCTTTGCTACCTGTCTATTAACTAGCGTTATAATTATAAATCTAATGCAATACAATAATATAACAATCTTTTAAAAATTACAATTATGAAAAAAGAAATTTATCCTAAGTACATAACAAAAGTAAACATTAAACCAAGATACACAATAGGCGAAAATATTTTGTTTTCAATCTTAACATTTGCGACCTTGTACGGCTTAATCTATGCACTTTGTACAATCATCACACTAATTGAATTTATAAACCTTTAAACCCTTTTAAAATGACTTATACACCTATATTAACAGATCCAATAGAATGGAACGAACCAGAAGCTCAAAAATGTAATCATTGCGATAATTACTTAACAGATGAAGAAGTACAAGAAGATGAAGATTTGTGTAATGATTGCTTTTATTCTTGTTGCGGTGATGAACTTAACCAAGATATTCGAATATGCCCAACATGCAAAGAACACAATTAAAAACTAATAACTAATCTTAAAACTATAAACACATGAATTTAAACTATATAAAAAAATGAAAACAATAATAAAAAAATATAAGAAAAAATTTGGATATAATCCAACAATTTACGAATTGAATAATCTATTTAAACAAGGTTTGCTTAAATTATCAGACAAACAAGAGAACGAACTTATAAAACAATTAAAAAAATAACTAATCTTAAAACTATAAACACATGAATTTATTAACACAAAACGCAAAGATGAAAAAAACATCTAAAGAAAATAAAGCTAAGATATTCAATTTTAGTATCCCCGCTTATAAAACTAAATCAGGAAAAAGCACCTGCCCATTTGCGGGAGGGTGCCA